CTGTTAGTAATTGTTGTCTTTGTGATTCAGATAAATTTACAGCAAACCCCCCATCATCTTGTGGTTTAAATACTACTGCTCCACTAGGTCTTGCTCCGTTACTTAGTAAGTTAATATTGTGTTTGCCTGACATATTATGTTGGTCAACTTCTATAGCTGCTGCGGACATAGGTGATAACCCATAAAAGTCATCTAATGGATTCCATAGCTTGACATGCTTGACCTCACTGAATCCTGTTCTTTCTTCTACAGGATATGTAGCTTGTACTCTGCCATTTAAAACATATTCATACCTGTCAGGTATCGGATTACTACCACCTTTGACAACCATTCTGTCAGGTCTTAACAGGTGTAATTCTTTAGGTGCGCCTACTTCTGATCCTACTTTAAGAATGTAAGCGTTACCGCTAAGGAGTAAGAAACCAAAGATGCTGTTGAAGAACTCACTATGGGATTGCAACGGATTAGGTCGGCTCAGTAGGGTGACGATAGGGTGACTATCTAAGACCTGATCTCCTGCTTTTACCATAAATGGTACTGCACTAGCACCTTTGGCTATCTCGTTTACGCATCTAAAAACAATGCTGTTTTTCATGTAGCCTTCTTCGGCTAAATCTTGATACGAATAGTTTTTTGATTTAGATGTACCTACTCCAAAATATCCAACCATATTACCTGCGTCTTTTTTTTCAGGTTTTGTTGTAAATACATTTTTTAAATTATCTAATACTGATGCCATTAGCTTATTCTCCAATTTACTGAACCTCTAGACTTGCTAACTTCTGTTAAACCCCAAACTAAGGCATCTAATCTATCAGGACTTGGTTTAGGTCTTTCTCCAGTGTATGTTGTCATTTGTGATTCTAGTTCTGGAAATGTACCAATGTGATGTACTTTTCTTTGCTCATATAAAGCACTTATAGGCTCTGCTCTTACAAGCTTACCTCTTGTGGCATGTACACTTTTGTAATTAACATGAGGGTCTATGCCTCGCAACAGTCTTTCCACTAAATCACCGCCATTATTTACTTCTGCTACTATTTGATCAGCTTCCCATTCGTAGAAAAGATTAATGGCTATTCTTCCCCATTTATCCGCAGAATACTTTCCGCTCTCATCTTCTAGAACATAATACTCGTTATTTGCATCTTTGCCTACTACTACGATACCTGTTTCATCTGAACCTGCACCGCTTGTTACAGCAGGGTCAACTGCCACAATAATTTTTGTAAGTTCTCTTTCTTCATTAGCAGGTAATCTAGCTTCGTCAATAAGTGCATTTGACCATAAAGCACCTTCTACTGAATCTACTACTTCAGCATATAGCTCCTGTCTTCCTAAAGTTGTGCCTTCATACCTTTCTTTAAGCATTGCCAATGCGCTTGGGGCTAAGTTATCTACATTTTCAAATGTACTACCTGATGTGACAATCACATCTTCTCTTTCTATAAGTTGTTTAATAAGAGGCGTTGGCTTAGGTGTTGTTGTGATAATACATTGTGGATTTTCGCCTAAACGTAAACCAAACATAAGTTGATCAAATGTTTCAGGATATCTCCATGCTGCTAACTCATCACACCATGCTCTATGAAACTGCGGACCCCTTAGTCTGTCAGGTTCTATTGCTGCATATCCTATTATTTTGCTACCATTTGCTAATCTGATCTCTGCAGTTGTCTCTGAGTATGATTTTCTACCTCTAGATGTAAAGTAACAATCATCAGGTATTATTGATAACAAGCCACTAGGTCCACCAAAACAAACTCTTTTTAAATCACCAAATGTAGGAGCAATAACAGCACAAATACTATCAGGATTTCTTAGTGCATATAGGGCTATATCTTGTGCGCCTGTTCTAGTCTTTCCCCAACCACGTCCTGCAAGTATCAACCATATGTGATGTTCTTCTTGTGGACTTATTTGCTTTGGTCTAGCTTTAGTTAACCAATCAGTGTACAGACTTAGCGTTGCCTTTTCTTCGTTGCTCGGCAATGTTGTCCAAAAGTCCCAAAGCTTCTCTGAATGTTTCATCGTCTTTTGCATTTGTTTCTACGTTTACGTTATCTGTTGCTTGTCCTAATGCAAGTTTGCCTACTTTTTGAACAGAGCCTAATGCCTGACTTAAAGTATTTAATACTTGTGGTTTAATTTTATCTTCTTCTGTATTTTGTCTTAATGTTTGTGCTATTTGTCCCATAAGACCTTTTGCTAGTTGCAAGCTAGTCTTATCAAACTGCACTGCTTCTTGTACTAATTCTTTTCTTTTTCTTTCATCCAGTTCAATAAGATATTTATCTTGGAATCTTTTTTGTTGAATAGACCAATCTTCTCTTTGTGCAGTCTTGTAAAGAGTAGGCTTAGGTATGCCGTAGTCTGATGCTAACTCATCAATGGTGAAAAGCTTACGTCCACCTTTATTGTCTTCAATGCCCTGTACAAATTTATTTCTTATTTCTTCTTTTTTTGTAAGGGTTAATTTTTTGTTGGTAGCCTTTTTTTTAACCATTATTTATCAGTATTTATATCCTGTTATTACCATTCTATCTATAAGTCTTAACCAGTGTCAAAAAAAATAGTACATTTTGTGCAAATAAGTGTTTACATTTGTAAACATTTACCCTATAATCACTATATTAAGTTAATTAATTAAAGGAGATAAATTGAAATGAATAACTTACCAACCATAACAGACAGAACATTTGGAATAGAAATGGAGTTTGAAGGTGCAGATATACACCTAGTAGCTAACACTCTTAACCAAGTGGTTGAATGTCACTATGAAGGTTACACACATAGAGTGATGGAATCTTGGAAGATTGTTACTGATGGCAGCTTACCTAATTACACTACTTGCGGTGAAATAGTATCGCCAATCTTAAAAGGTGCAGAGGGTGTAGCTGAGTTGTTAAAAGTATGTGAAGCTTTAGATTCTATAGAGGGTATAAAGGTCACTAGAAATTGTGGTTTACACATACATCTTGGTGTTGATGATCTTACTGTTGGGCAGATACAAACTGTTTATGAAAGATACGCAGACTATGAAGCGCAGATTGATCTTATTATGCCTAGAAGCAGAAGAGGTAACGCTAATTGGTGTGACAGTGTTGTGCCTAATAAAAACACAATCAAGAGACAAAATTCAAAAAACAGACTTGCTCATGCAGCAGGTAAATACTACAAAGTAAATCTTAACAAACTTACTACTTACGGAACTATAGAGTTTAGACACCACAGTGGTACTTTAAATTTTACTAAGATTGTTAATTGGTTAAGTTTCTTGCAGACCTTTGTTGAAAGAAGTGTTCAGCTTACTAGCACAAGAACATCTGCTGCAAACAAAAACAGACCTTACAACATGATAAGAAACATCTTAGAAAACAATGGATATGATGTTACTTATAGCAGAAGGCACAATGGATGGATAGTTGATAGAAACGGAGTTGGAATTACTATACTTAGAAACTCTATATTGAATGATCTTTATACAGGTGCAAGAGAAAGTTCTTTAGATAGAGACGCTGCTTACAGATACCTTTGTGGAAAAACAGGTAATAGTGAATTACAGGAAATTTGGGTCTTACAGACACAAACAGGCAATGTTGCCACAGAACAAGATGGTGGATGGCTAGATGGTGTAGACCAAAGAGTCAAAAACTACTTTGAAGAAAGAGAAAATGAACTTAACTAAAAAGGAGAAAAATATGAAGTTTAAATCTTACTTATACGGAGCCTACGGAAGCAACCTCAACTTAGGACAAATGAATCTTAGATGTCCTGATGCAGAACCCTTGGGAAGCTTGTTATTGCATGGTTGGGAACTAAAGTTTAGAGGTGTTGCTGATATTGCAGAAACAAATGATGCAGTTGTACCAATCGGACTTTGGAGAATCACACAGAGGTGTGAAGCAGCTTTGGACATATATGAAGGCTATCCGAACCTTTATGGTAAAAAAATTGTTACTGTGCCTAACCTTACAGATGATTTTGATACTGACAAAGTGATGCTTTACTTTATGAATAGTACATCAGTATATCCTCCATCAATGCCCTACTTAGATTGCATAATGGAAGGCTATGATGATTTTGGTCTTGATGAAACTTACCTTAAGTATGCAATAAAAGATGCGTATGCTAGAGAAGAACAAAGAGACTTTAGATTAGTAAAGTAAACTTAGATAAAAGAGACTTCGCAAGAGGTCTTTTTTATTGCTCAACGACTTGCAAGCCTTATGATTAGGGGGATGCTATACCATTACCCATGACCCTATCGTTGCTTAAAACGCTTTTCTGTAACCCATTTTTGCTAGTTTTGTGCTTTACAAAGCATTAATAGAGCATTTGCAGGTTCTTCTCCTAATACTCCTTTAACTATATCTGCTTCATCTCCACTAAATACTAGATTAAGTCTATAGAAGTTAGCAGCTTGTACTGCCATAGTTCTTTCTTCTTCAGTTTTTGCTTCTGCAATTTTCTTTTCTACCTGTCTTTGTTGTGATAACGCTTCAGGTGTTAAAGCCTTGATCATTGTTCCATCTGCGGTTTGATGTTCTGTGCCACGAACACTATCTTCTGATGAATCAGAATCAGATGGAATCCATGCACTTCCAAATTCTTCATCTGCCATTGCCTCAGGAGCAGGTATATCCTCTATCATTCTTTGTAATTCTAGATCGTCCATCATCAAGCTATCTTGCGCCCAATCTAAAGCACCTAATTTTTCTAAGTCTCTTAATACCTCTGATGTAAGTTCTATGTCCTCTGAGCCTCTTGCTCTGTTGTGTCTCAATGTTGCTATTCTTGCTTGTTCGTAAGTCATTGGAGTTACTACGATAGGTATTTCTTCATAACCTAATTCTTTAGAACATCTCCACCTATGCTCTCCATCTACTATGCGAAACATACCATCTTGTTCTTCATGATGTACACATACAATAGGTTGTGTAAAACCATCTTCGGTCATTGATCTTTTTAACAATTCAAATTCATCATCTGATTGTCTATTGGGATTGTATGTATTAGGAACAATTTTATCATGTGTTATGTATTTAATATCTAAAGCCTCTAGTACTTTATTTTTCTTTTCTACTTCAGCCTTACCTTTAGTTCTAGCCATAATTTTCTCCGTATTTGTTATGATGTTTTGTTACGTTAGGTGATTCATCTATTAATGCTCTATTTATTACTGGTCGCATCCACCAATATTTATGTTTGCCATGATATAAATATCTGCAGATATATGTTACGCCTTTATCATTTGTGTAGTTTTCATCAACGCCATAATTTTTAATTTTATGTAGTAACATACCATAAAGAAGAGGATGTTCTATATCTCGTATATACCAATGCGGTGCTATGTCGGCATATGTCTTTGCCCACACCCAATCTGCCTTTTCTATCTCTTTTTTCAATTCCGATGTGTTCATTAAAATGTAGGTTTGCCTCCCCAAGTTCCGCTTCCTTCTCTAAAGTATTCGGGTTCCATATATGGAAGTGTGCCTTGTTTTAATGAAAAAGGGTCTCCGTTATACATATTCATAGCTAGCTTTTTCCATGAACCATTTGGGTTGGCTCTTATAGAATTAACTTGTGGAAAATCCATATCAGAACCATTTTGTCTGCTAAATTTTCTTACCTCAGTATCCATGATTTTTACTGCTCTTTCAGAAATCCATTGTGGTGCTTCCTCAATACATTCTCTTTTAAAACATTCTTCCCATGTCTCTCCTGATTTTCGTATTGGTTGACATGATATTTTTCCAAACTGTGCTGCAGTTCGTATACCTTCTAATCTGTGACAGACTTTATCAAACCACCGAGGCCAAGCTTTCTGCGCTAATTGTAAATCAGGTATACCTGCAGTAGTCATAGTAAGCGGTGCTATGCGTAATTTGTTTTTTGATCTTCCGTGTTTTACCATAACATCATAAGCATGATTGTAATCCCATTTGAAATCAGAAATAGCTTTCCAAACATCTCCATCAGTCCAATCATAGATCGGTCTTATGTATTTGACTCCTCTGTCATTAGGTTTTGTAATGTGTCCTTTGCTTGAAAATAATCCCATACGCCTGTTTGGGCTTTCTTGTACTCGTAACCCTATACAAGCAAACAAGTCTTTTCCTTCTTCTACAGGAAATCTTTCAGGTGTTACTAAACCATTTATATTTTTTTCATCTATTCTGTAGGCGTATTCAGGAGGCTGTCGTACCCAGTCTGATGGTGCAAGATTTTCATCAAATATCCACCAATAAGGTAAGTTTCTATTAAATACATTTACGACTGGTTGTCCTGCATACAGATGATGCATGTTTACTTCTGGTCTAGCGGCTACCCTGTCTAAATATTCGTAAGTATTAGGAAATAATATTTCTTCATCCCTATGAACTACGTTTATTGGTAACTTGCCTGCTGCATCTGCAGCCATAATTGCCATTTCCATACAGATAGTTGAGTCCTTACCACCGCTTTGTGAAATTACTACTGTATGACCTTGCTCATATACTTCCTGTAACCGATTTAAAGCGGCATCAAATACACTTATGTTAAGATTAAGCTTCATACCTGCAAGATAAGAAGATAATACTTACAGTTGTTGAGATCATGTTTTTTATGTTCCATGTCTGTATATATAGCCTCAACTGAGTCTTTAAATTTAAACGATCCATTTGCATCATTGTACTCCAAACTGGAAAAACCCAAAATGTACGACCAATCATATTCCATTTTTTCTAATATGTCTTTAATTTCTTTATATGTAAATTTGACAGTTTCTATATCTGTATTCATTTGTTCATGACATAAAGCATTATATCCACCATTTTTATTTATGAATGTTAAATACATCAACCCATTTTTTTTAAGGTGTCTGCTCATTTTTTGTACACCTTCTACACCGCAATAATCAGAGACTGCAAAAAGACTTATGACTAAATCAAACTTATTGCTTTCGTCATATGTCATAAAGTCACATACGTCAAAGCTTATTTCAGGATGTTTTTTTTTGGCAATATCAATCATTTTTTTACTAATGTCTAAGCCTTGATATTTACAATGCCATAAATCCTTTTTAAACAAATCAACAAACAAACCAGTTCCTGATCCGCAATCTAATATTGTTTTTGCACCTGTGGTTGGTAAATTTTCATAAATAAACATATTTTCAGCCTCAATAAGCTTTGCATTATCTTCGTTATACATTGCGTCATATCTAGATGCAGCAGCATCATATAATTCTTTAACTTGCTTCATTAAACTGTGTAATTGGTTACGTCTAGTTTTCTTTCTTCAAAAACTCTTTTTTTGTGATTATAAACAAGTGTGCATTGTCCTATTTGCCCATACAAACCTTGTTCTCTTATTTTACGTGTAATTATATTTATAGAATCATCATCAAAATCTCTGTGTACAGTTACTACTGCATCACTCTGATTATGCCAATGTGAAGCGCCTGCAATGTCGTATGCAGTAGGCGGTGCATATCCTCCATCAGTTTCTTTTTGCATTTTAGTTGGATGTGCAACAACCCACACAGTGCAATCTGTATTTCTTGCAAACTTTTTACAGTTAGATATAAAGTCACGTATATGTTCATCTTCTCTATAATTACCCTGCCTTCTTGCATCTACTTCATTGTATGGGTCTATGACAATTCCATTGATACCAAATTTTTGTACACTCTGTTTAGCAATCTCTAATATTTTTTGTATATTAGGTATGTGTTCTCTAGTCTCAATAAAATAAAAATGCTCTTTTACCCAATCCAAAGCGTGATGCAATTCATCACTTGACATTCTGCCCTCCAAACCTTTGTCAAAAGGTTTTTCTGTAACTATCTGTGCCAATCTTCTTATGTGCATGCTAGTAGAATGTTCAGGACTAAACATAGCAAACTTCCAGCCATGTCTTTGCGCTATGCTAACCAAGAATTGATCTAATACTGTAGATTTTCCATGATTTGGTATTCCTGTCCACACATGAAATGTGCCTTTTAAAACTTTGTATATGCGATCAACTGAGGGATACCCTACCTCTATAGGCTTAGTGTAATTGCCATTGTAAAGGTCTATAACTTGTGATGTGTAGTTATTGACTGTATACAAACCATCAACAGGATATGGTTTTGCCTGATCTACAATTTGCTTAAGTTTTGCTGCTCCATGTGTAACCAATATATCATTTGCATCCTTGCAATCTTTAGGCACCTCAACGTACCAACATTTATCCTTTCCATACCTGTGCAATAATTCTTTGTTAAGATTCTCACCTGCACCATCATTATCTACAAAAAGAATAATCTTTTTAGCTTTTTCTAAGGGATGTGTCTGTAAGCAGCTAAACCTTTTGTCCCCCTCTCTTAAGCTTACTTTTGCAGGCGCACCATCAGGCAGTGTTGTTGCATTTTTAATGCCCACCTCCCAAAGACTGAGCACGTCTATTTCTCCTTCTACAAAAACTACAGTGCTAGAATCTTTTACTGCGCCATAGTTATATAAAGATTTTTTAGCATTAGGTGTCTGTTTAAATTTTTTATCTATGGTTCTGTATTTAATGTTGTCACATCTATTGTTGTGTGGATTGTAAGGCATAGCTATCCAATTATTATCTTTTGAATGTATGCAGAAATGTTTATAAGTGTCTCTAGAAATTGATCTGTTTATAAAATATTCATCTAAAAATTTAGTATCACTAACTGTGTCAATTTTTACAGGCTCAACTATTTTTTTTTGCACAGGTTTAATTTGCTTTACGTTAGTTCTATCGTCATGAACTGAACCTGTGTCTTCACAATGATGACAAAACCACACGACATTATCTACATCTATTGTTACTGATAAAGGTCTATCTTGTGAATTATGTGGAGGTTGACATTTTGGACACTTTACCTTGTGCGTACCCTCCGTGTAACTTTTTAATCTAATACCATTTTCTAATAACTTATCCTGCAAGATCATTTTTACCTCCTTTTTTTATCTTTATTGTATCTTTAGTATAGGTGGAAGCTCGCGTCCTAACCATAAGGACATGGGTGTCCACATTAAGAAAATACCTGTTTGACGTTCCAAACCTACGTTGTTTTGTAAGTAGATTATTTTTTTCTAACCAGTCAATACATCTACGTACTTGCCTATCTGATATTCCACAAAGTTCTGCTAAATGTTTTTCGCTAGGAAAACAAGAATGATCTTGATCTGCATAGTTTGCTAACCAAACCAATATAAGTTTTGTGGATGGTGTATTACAATTTTTGTTTTTGCACCAGTTGATAGCTTCTATTGACATATACACCCATTATGTACTACTTATTTTTAGCAGGCAAGACATAAAAATCATTTGGGGTTACTTGCCCGTCTGTCAGACGGTATATGATATACATTTCATCTTGTCTAGGTATGCGTTGTCCTTGACACCATTTAGAAACTGCATGAATACTAAACTCACCACCTAATTCTTTAGATGCTTGTAAAAAGCTTAATTGCGTAATTTTGTTAAATTTTAAATACTCATTCAGTTTCATGATTACAGGATACATCATTTAATATTGCATATCCACCCATTTTGTATTAATATACATGCAGATTAATTGATATATAAAATGAATACAGTAAGTAACAATCCTTTTCAGACGCACAATGTTAATCATTTAAGCGCATCTTCAATAAACGAATACATACAAAATCCTACACGTTGGCTATTAAAAGTAAGTGGCTATACAGAAAACTTAGGCATACCTGCTTTTTGGAGGGGTACTGCAACAGACAACGCCATAGAAAAATCTTTAGACGATATGAGATTATCTGAACGCAGCTTGGTTGATTTTGCTTTGAATGTTTATGATGAAAAAGAAAAAGAAGCTAGACAGGGCAATCTTTATTTTGATAGAACTAAATCCAAAACTGAAAGAGACATGCTCATAGAGTACGTAAAAATATCTGTTCCGTTTTACAGGCAACTAGGCAAACCTATAGAAACACAGGGTAAAATTAAACTTGAGTTTGAAGAAATACCCATTCCCATTATTGGCTACTATGATCTTTATTATGATGGTGTGGTGCGTGATATAAAGACCACCAGTCGCATGCCTAGTAAATTACCAAATTCTTATAGCAGACAGTTATCTATTTACGCAACTGCGTTAGATGCTGTTCCTTTAATTGACTACGTATACGCAAGCAAGACCAAACAAATGGTCAAGACTGTGCCTGTATCTGATATTGAAGAGCATTTAAGAGTGGTCAGAAGAGCCTGTAACTCTATGATGGAGTTATTATCTTATTCTGATGATATTAACCAAATAGCAAGATTACTTGTTCCTGACTTTGATGATTGGAAATGGTCAAACAAAGAAAAAGAAGCTGCTATTGAACTATTCAACTTGAGGTAAACATGGATAAATTGATAAGTGCAATCGTTGAAGCACAAAAAAAAATAAGCGATGCAAACAGGTCAGCAACTAATGATTTTTTTAAAAATAGTAAAAATAAATCAGGTAGTCCATATGCGACTTTAGAAGATGTTATACAGGCAGTTAAAGAGCCTTTACTAGAACAAGGTGTTTTGTATCAACAAATATCTGAGCAGGTAGAGGGTGGAGTTTGTATAGAGACTGTATTTATAGGTCATGGTTCTAAATTAGAAACAGGAAAAATATTTGTACCTGCTGACAAACAAACACCACACGGATATGGCAGTGCGTTGACATATGCACGCAGATACTCTTTATCTTTGGCTTGTGGTATTGGTGCTGCTGATGATGATGGCAATAAGGCAGAAGAAATTACTAAAAAGATAGCTAAATCTAAACCTGTTTCCAAACCTAATGTGATTAAGGAAGATGCTAAATATCTCTTAGTAAATCAAGAGGGTAACTTGCTAGCATCTGCTGATGATGAAGAGGCATTTCTTGAACTGTGTCGTAGTTTTTTAAAGCACCCTGATAAAGAAACATGTCAAACTTTATATACTGCCAATAAATCAGTTATAAGTAAGGCGCACATAGCTGCAGTCAATGCAACTAAAAAATCATTAAATGATTTAGTAAATTTATATGAAGGAGATAACAATGAAAAAGAAGAGTCCTGATTTGAATCTCTGTGTGTATAAATGTATGGAAAGTGGTCATTGGTGGACATTTTGGGACTTACAATCTGAAATAAAAAGAGTTACAGGAAAATTTTTTGGGGAACCCACAATAAGCGCAGCAATCAGAAATATGCGTAAAATGGAATGTAGAGAAAGGTTTGGACTGCCGCTTGATATGAGTGTTGAGGTTGTAGACCGAAAAAAGATCACAGGCGGCAAAGGTTATAAATATAAATTAATAAAGGTATAAAAATGGAAAAAAAATATGATGATGAACTAAAAGGTGCTTTTTTCCCTGAGGGACAATCAGAGGTTGTCTTTAGAGGTAATATGCAAATCAATGGTGAAAAGAGGTATGGAGTTATTGTAAAAAGCCAAAATCGCGATGGTAAAGAGAAGCACGAACTTATGTTTAGTGCAGGATTAATACACGTTAATTCGCCTGAAAATAAAATACACGAAAGAGTTCCTGACATTGGAGGCAGAGTGTATTTTGATAAAGAAAAATATAAATTCGGATGTTGGAATCAAAGGGCAGATTCAGGTTTAGAATATCTGAGCGCAGGTCTTTCTGTTGATGAAGAGAATGCTCCTTTTTAGTTGTGAGTAAAACTTATAATGTTCTGCATATATCAGATGTGCCAAATGAAGAAGGGTTATTCATAGAATTGATAGAATACAAAAACCCACCTGATTTAAACGAAATGCAATCATGGACAAAAAGCGGTCTAATTGAATTGATACATGTATTGCACAACGGAAGAGAGTGTCATGCAATAATAGATGAAGAGGGTAAATTTGATAATACAAATGAAGTAAATGGTTTGGCTACTATGAAATGGAGAAACTATCTTAAAAACAATGACTTGACTGCTTTAGGTGACATGATTGTTGGCAAATGTTCAGTACTAACAAACTATGATTTAGAATGAATGAAGAACAACAAGAATTGTGGATTCATCAAATACGGAAACTATCTAAACCCATTCGTAATGCTGAATATGAAATATTAAAGTGCGAAGCTGATATAAAAAAACTACTTGCACAATTAAAAATGATTGCTATGACTGAAGGTCATAAGACTGTGGCATCACAAGAAGTTTATGCTGAAAATAATCCTGAATTGTATAAAACAAGGCTAAGACACGCAGTAAGTAAATCTAATCTATCTAGCTTGCGCATAGAACTTAAGGCTCTTGAAATAGGATTTGAAGAATGGCGAACAAAAATGGTTAACAGAAGAGAAGAACAAAAAAGATATAATGCTTAAATGAAGGGTAGAAACGCTACTTCTAAAGAAAAAATACACATGGATAAGGTTAGGCAGCTAGGTTGTATAGTTTGTCGCTTACAGGGCATGTATGGTGTTCCTGCAGAGATACATCATATTGAAGGCAAAACTAAACTAAATGCACATTTTATAATATTACCTTTATGTTTTGAGCATCATAGAATGGGTAGCGATAAAGAGCCTATAAGTAGACATCCATACAAAACAAGATTTGTAGAAGCTTACGGAACTGAATATGAATTGTTAGAAAAAGTGCAATCATTATTAAAGAAAACATCAGACCACCTTCCTTTTTAATTTATAAATAGCACAAAATGTACTTGTTTATTTTTGTAAACATGTATATAATTTACATATTAAGTTAATAAATTGGAGAAATAAAATGAAAAACTTAAATGATGTACCTAATAATGGAAACCCAAGCAGTGATGACATTATCCATAATGTTATGCCACAACTCATACAAACTATAAAACAGAAAGCATATGTACAAGATGCTGCACCTAGTGATGCTGAGGTGTTAGGTCTGATTGTATCTAAGTTTAACCAATGGGACAGAGATAGTATCTTTGAAACATTTGTAGAGGCTTTGGAAGACTCTAATCATCATAGTGATGTAGAAATTGTAAGGGAGTTAGTTTAATGAAAAAAATTGTATTAGAAGTTACAGAACATGAATTAGTTCTGTTGGGTCTTGCCACACAACAATTATCAAAAAATGCTCTAAGTCCTAATTTACGAAGGGATGCAGCTGAGTTAGTGCTTAAATTGGAGAGCGTGTAATGAATACTTTATTATTTGGTGATGCGGTCAGACTTTATCAACATGATCGCGCGGATAGTGGGTTCACATATTGCTATCCTGTAGAAGAATTATCTGCAATACATGGATTATCTGATAAAAAGTTTTGGGTGTTACGTGATCACACAGGTTACATAGCATCAGTTAATATGAATGGAAAGGTGATTGTATGAGTAATTCAATAGTTGAAATTGAACCAATGGTTCGTGATCTATGGAATCTAAGAGACAGAGAAGATCTCTTTATAGATTGTTTGGAGTACGTTGAAAAAGTTAATTCAGTCAAGCCAATAGTTATCGCAGTAATAGATTTTCTACAAATGACTATAATGAAAGGCGGTCTTTCAAATGAAGATATAGAACAAATGACAGAATACTTTTATGATCAGGAGTATGACAATGATGGCACTTAATCCAAATTTATTGCAAGAAATACTTGAAGAGTTCAGCGTCAAACATGATGCAGATTTAATCAACATGACTTTAGGAAATGTAAAACAAATATTAACCAAAGAAGAATGGGAAGTTGTGCATGATGTTATAAAGTACGGAAAAGATAAAAGAAAATATCACTAGGTGTTTACAAATGTAAACAATATGTTATATTATCATTACATTTTCTACGGAGATAAATTGAATGAATAAATTAATATTAGAAAAACTACTTCATACTTACAAAACTTTTGATTCTAGATATACAAAAGATGCAAATTCAGCTTTCAAGAAAAATTGGTTTATGCCTGATCATATGGAACCTGATGTTTTAACCACAGGTGATATGTATCAAAATTTTAAGTTGTTGACGCGAAGCATACAAAATTCACAAAAATTTTATATTGACGTAAAAGAAGATGCCTTAACAACAGAGGAAGCTAATAAAATATCTGAAGAGATAATTTTTTGCTTACCATATGAAATGTGTTACATGCAATTTGATGCAGGTGAGATAGTTATCAATATGGTTATTTGTGACATGTTGTGGGATGTGCCATCAAAAGATATTGATCAGAACATACAAAGTCAATTTAGCGTATGTTCTATTCCATATATTCCTGCAGATGATGCTTTTTTGTTTGATCCGAATCTATACCTGCTTGAGTTTTATAAAAACTCAACATTTAAATATATGTTAAATGAAAATGAAGAAACAAATCCATTTGCACACTGCACAGATTTTAGTGCTGATGAAAATGGTATGTACACAAATCGTTCACTAATACGTTGGGCAGAAAGTATATCAACTTGTATAACTACTTTTATGTTAATGATGCACTTTCCGCAAATAACTAATACTAAAGATGTGCAAGGTATAAAGCCACAGGTGTTAGAAAGCCGCAGCAGGTACAAAGTAAGTGAACTAAGGGCAAAGCCTACATGGGAGCATAAAACTCTTAAATTAGACCTTTATGGCAGTGAGAGCGGTACAGGTTGCAGTAATGGCAGCAGGTCGGAAGGAACAAAGTTTCACAGTGTAAGAAAACATTTACGCAGACTTAACAATGGCAAGCACACATTTGTAAAAGCGCATTTTAGAGGTAGTAAAGATGTTGGTGTAGTACAAAAAGATTATGAGGTAAAACTATGAATATATTTGCAGTAAGACTAGAACCAGATTTGGCAGCTATAGACTTGCCTGATAAATTAATTTGCAAGATGCCGCTAGAAAGCGCACAAATGCTATGCACCGCACATAGACTACTATCACCCAAGCAGTATTGTGATGTTTACAATCTTTACAAGCCTGCTTTTGTAAATCACCCTTGCACTATATGGGCAAGAACAACTCATGAAAATTACAGGTGGCTTTTGCTGCATTGGGTTGAGTTGTGTTCGCAGTTTAAATTACGATATGGACATAACCACAAATCATGGGGAGATTTGCAAGAAGGTCTGTTGCGCTTTCCCATGAACATACAAGAAGGTGAAATGACCAGTTTTGCACAGGCTATGCCTGACAAATATAAAAGAAAGTATAATCACATTGCAGCTTATCGTGATTACATGATTAACGAAAAACACTATGCTGCATGGAACAAAGGTGTTAATAAACCTAAATGGTGGAAATAATGGATGGTAAAGACTTAAAACAATTTAGAAATAAGTATGATCTTACGCAATCAGATTTAGCTAGAGAACTAGGTTACTTCAGTGGTGGTATTCCCAATAGATCAGTTATTTCTAGATGGGAGAATGGCAAAGTAATGATAGGCAAAAGAGCAGAACTTGCTTTGCTCGGTGTTATTTATAATTTAGAAAACAGAGTGAGGTTATAGCATGAGAGAGCCAAACGAACCACATGACGAATGGGGTAGACCATTAGAAACCATAAATAAAAATAATAGCATCTTAAATACTATTAGAGATATATTTTTCTTTACAGTTGTTGGACTTTTATTTTTAGCTTTATTTGGTTGGATATTAATAGTATTTTTACCTTACTATTTCGGTAGAGCCATATGGGAAAAGTTTGAACTTTGGTATATAAACAAATAAGAGAACTAAAATGAATCTTAAAAAATTAGATAAAACGTGGAGAGAAAGCTGCCCTGATGAAGCCACTGGATTAATCAGGAAGCGTAAGAAGGGTAACATGTGGAACAGGATCATATTATCTTCTGAGGCTAAACAAAGGCTGAACAAAGATAAGAAATAATGAACAGTTGGTGGTACGCATGGGATGCAGAAGTATCTGATGTAGATTGTGAACAGATCAAATCTTTGTTCCATACAGAAGCCAAACAAACAGGTAAGGTTGGTAATGATCACACAGACAGTAATATTAGAGAGTCTACAGTGGTTGGATTCCCATATGGCACTAATGACAATGTAAAAATAAACAAATATATAGAAAAGTATATTGTCATGGCTAATAGTGAATGTTTTGGATTTGACCTTAATGGATTTAGAGAATTCCAAATAGCAGAATACAAAGAAGGTAGTCATTATGACAATCACTTTGATATGAGAATGGATAACAGAGCATCAGTAAGAAAACTAGGTATTACAGTACAACTTTCTGATTCCACAGAATACGAAGGTGGAGAGTTTATGTTTTCAGAGGATATAGGTACACCCAGTCAAGACATAATCAAGCAGAAAGGAACTGTGATAGTATTTCCTTCTTTTTTATATCATAGAGTCATGCCAGTTAGCAGAGGCAAAAGATATTCTTTAGTTGGTTGGTATGAAGGAAATAATTGGAAATAGAAAATGGTTGATTTAACTATGGATGGTAGTGGAAATGTAACTACGGCAGGAACTGTTACCTTTACTACACCACAACTAAACGAAGACACAAGTGCTTTAAAAAGAAAGATTGAGAATCAACAAAAAAAATTAGAGTTACAAGAACAAAGAATACAGTTGCTAGAAAGAGATTTAAGACTAGCAAGAGCAAGTAATAGTGGAAATAATCTAGGTTTTACAAAAGAAGAACTAACTTTTATATTGTCTAAAGTGCATCCTGATAGAAATCCAAATTCAAAATTAGCACCTGATTTAACAAAAAAAATAATTAACAATAGAAAGAAATGACATCATTTATATATAACAAAAGCGATCCATATGAAAAAAACTTTCAAAGATGGTGGAAAGCAAAAAAATTAATATCAGAAATTAAAGAATACAGTTCATATGCTACGGATAGTGAAGAGCAAGCAAGAAAATTGTTTGCACATTATTTTGGACACAAAAAAGTTAAGGTAAAAAGAGTAAAAAAATTAGCTAATTAGCTTCTTCTTTTTTTTCATGTGCATACATAATATTTAATCCGCTCAACGTACACAGGCGATTTTTTTCGTTAAGACCTAGCGGAGTAATAGAAACATTATCACCTTCTTTAGCTACAAAACCTTCACTAACTAATTCTTGTAAGTGTTCTTGTGGTGTGTTCTCTTCAAACATTACAGATAGAATTGCACCTAGACGTTTGTTTTGTTTTTTAGAAAGTGCCATTAGACTGTAAACCAATCTTCACCTGCAAACATCTTAGCTTCTGCTTCTCTACGTCTTACAAGACCATCTAACACTTCACCATTTGCTTTGTTCCATCTTCTTATCTGATTAGGTACTGCATGATAATCACCTGCGTTCAACATTTTAAGTAGCGTAGATGATTGCAAGTTGCCTGAACCAAGATTAAAAACCCATGCAACTAAGGCATCAAATTGATGTTGTTCTAGTGGTACTGTGACAAGGTCATTGATAAAACCTTCATACTCATCTTCTATCTCTTCTTTTAGTATGTAACTTGCATGATCCATAGTCCATTTATCATGTTCTTTTACTGTTTTTGTGTGTCCATATCCGATGGTTAAAACACCTGCAGGACATGTGTATGGTATTGCTAAACCGCCTGACGTTGGACAACCTTCAAATTTCTTTATAAGCGATAAGCCTTCTTCTGATATGTGCATATTATTCTCCCCACGTTCCATCTTCTCTGACTTTAGCGGTTTTTGTACCGCCCCAATATTCAACTGCGTGTCCTTCATTGATAAGTTTTTGACAAATATCTTCACCATCTTTTGTATAAGGGATGCCCAAAATTCTGCCATACTTACCTTTACCTAATGATTTAACTTTAAATGTGCCTGAACACAGTTCTATTAGTCTTTCTTTTGCTTTAAGACCTAATGCTTTTTCTTCTAGGTTTCTAGTTCTTGATTCAGGTGTATCTATTCCTGCGAGTCTGACTCTTTGTTTGTTTAGAAATACATCAAAACCAAGATCAAGTGTGCAATCTAAAGTATCCCCATCCACTACCCTATCTAGGGTTGCTCTATATACGAAAGCATCAGGGGATTCACTCATTACTTAGTCTGCGGTGCTTTGTCTTTAGCCTTAGCAATATTTATTGCTACCAAGTCTATAAACTTATATACCTTGCCTAAGAGTGCATCATCTTTAGGTGTAGGTGTAGAAGCTGCTATTGCAGAAGCTACTGTGACAGCCATAGTGATGTAGTTAATGATATCCATAATTTCCATAATTAACCTCCTTATTGAAATTATTAATTAGATTCTACTTGATTAACTTCTCTCTGATCAAGTTCTCTGTAATATTTAATAATACTTAATATGTCTTTTGTGTACCTAGTAATCTCTGCCATATCCATTGATAAATTCTCATACTCTTTACTTGATAATGAGTAGAAGGCTCTCTTAGGTGCGTTGCCTGCCTCTAAGTTATCTAAGTATTCCTGCATGGTTGTAGGTGTCATTACCTCCCAATCAACTGAAGATAGGCTCATAGGATAAGGTAAAGGTGGATGATATATAGGTGATCTTTCAGCTATTGTTTTTACCTGTACTGGCTTTACTGATTGCAACATTGAGCAACTAGCAAGGACTACAGTAAGACTAATTAGTATTAGATTGCGCATTAAATTGTTCAGGATTGGTTATTTTTTCAAGTTCAGTCATGACTCTTGCTGACCCTTTATTGATTCGTGCTTGAAGATCGGTAGGGTTTGCAAGTGCAGATTCATCTAGGTCTAGATTAGAGAATGTCTTTCTGAGTCTGTTTACGTTCTCCATAGCCTGTCTCTTCTCTTGTTCAAGCTGATTGAGTTGTTGTTCTTGTGCTTTCTGTTGTTCTAGGTATCGGTCTATAGAAGCGTTCTGTTCTTCTATCTGTGTTTCTAAAACTATCTGATTACCTTTGAGAGTGCTGATCTGATCTGCTTGATAGTCAATGTACCAAGCTGAACTGGCGATTGTTAATACTAATAAACCGCCAAGTATTAATGATAATTTTATGCCCATGTATACACCTGTAATGGTTCTTTTTTACCTTTTGCCTCTATAGGCTCTAACTTTTTTAAAGTATAGTCACTCTTTATAGCAGTATTATATCCAATGAGCAAATCTACTCCTGCATCTTTTGTACCGCTTTCCAACCTTGCTCCTGTATTAACAGCATCGCCTATAGCTGTATAGTCAAACCTTTGTTCGCTGCCCATATTACCTATTACTGCATACCCTGTATTAATGCCTATTCCTATTGCAACTGGTTTGATGCCTTTTTCTAGCAACTCATCATTTAATATGTCCATGTTTCTTTGTATGTCTTTGGCACGGTCTATGGCTTTATTTTCGTGATGATCTAAATCTAAAGGTGCGTTAAAGATAGCCATCATTGCATCACCTATATATTTATCTACCATCCCACCATGAGCCTGAACTGCCTTTTGTTGTGCAGTCAATGCTTTATTCATTATGTAGGTCACTTCTTCAGGCTCTAGTGTCTCAGATAGTGAAGTAAATCCACGTACGTCTGTGAACAGGAAAGTGGCATAGCGTTTTTCACCTCCAAGTTTTAATTGTTCAGGATGTTTTTGCAGTTGTTTGACTTGTCTAGGGTCTAAGTAATGCTCAAATTGTTTTTTAATTTGTTGTCTAAGCTTGTATTGCTCAACAAATTTTAAATAATACGAAATGCTTGCAAGAATAAATTGTGATATTAATGTCCAAGTAACATCTACCAAGTAACCATTCTTTATTGTATAAATGCCAAAAACGAGCGTAGAGACAAAAATAGATGTAAAACTAAGTAACCCTATGGTCATAGATAGTTTTTGCGTTAAAAGCCATGAAATTAGCACTAAGAGTATAAATAAGCTTACCTCTATGGCTAAGTGTAGTTCAGGTATTTGTGGTGTGTTAGGAATTAACAGTGACTCAGTTATAGATGCCTGTAGTTCATGTGGATATAAAAGACCTACAGGAGTAGATACTTGTGGCATTATTCCACCACCACTTGTTCCTACAATTACATAAGCATCTGCTGCTTTGTCTAATTCATTAAGACCAATAGTAGGTGTATCAACATAACTAATCCATTTACGCAACATACTATCTACCTTTATAGGTGGCAGTGATGGTACTGTTATCTCACTATCATTCATATTTATAATGAAGGTATCTTGTTGTACCAGTTGTTGCAAAACTTCTAGAGAAAAAGAAGAAGCAAAACCATCATCAGTTCTTAACAACAAAGGTATCTGTCTTACCAAGCCATCTACGTCAATAGGTGCAGAAGCTATACCTTGTGCAGAATATTGTTTTAATATATCTATATTTTCTACAACACCTCTAGCAATGAAACCACCGCCTGTATCTTCACCTAAAATGACTGTTCCTGTTGTGGGCGGATAACTACCATTATCATTTTCAAACATAGACATTACAGTTGGTCCATAGTTAAGAGCATTGGCAAACGCTTCGTCTCCTCCCATTCTGTCAGGTTGTGGAAAAGATAAAACCCAACCAACTCCTAAACTGCCTGCTTTTAATAATTCTATATGTATTTCTGCAAGTCTTTCTCTAGGCAGAGGCCATCCGCCTTCTTGCGCTATGTCCTCTTCTGTAATATCTAAAACAATAAAATTACCTGTTGGTTCTTGTTTAGGTATAAAAGCATCAAAAGTTTTCAGTTTTAAAATCTCAAGAGGTGTGATCTGAAATAACAAAGGCAACAAAAGTATTGTTGTTACTAATATGCCTGTATATTTTTTCATCAGTTACCCTGTGTTATCTTTATTGTATTGTCTGAACCGCCATTAACTTTGACTAAATTTTCTACACCATTTTGTGTCAATAACAATGTGTAAGCACTAGAACCATCTAAGTCTAACCTAAAAGTATCGCCTACAGACCTTCTAATACTAATTAATTGACCAGTTATTATTGTTGTAATTTGTGTGTCTTTGTCTTGTCCAATATCAGTACCTGCAATTCTTATTCCTGTAGCTAATTGATTAAGCTTGTCCTCTTCTTCTGATACTGCAAGCGCATCTATAATATTTAATAAATCCTCTAAGAAATTTACGTCAAGATAGTTTATATCCAATTCAGTAAAAGATAATTCTTCAGAGTTGTCTAAAAAATCTTCAGCAAGAAAATCTATATCTAAATCAGAAAAATCAAGATAGTCAGCACTTCCTTGTTGTGTTTCTTCTGTAATCAAATCAGCTTTCTCTTGAGGAGGATTTACTATAAGCATGTTATCAATCAAATCTAAACTTATATCTAAGGTTACAGGCTTAGAAGGTATAGATGTATAGGTTGTTGTAGTAGTAGCCTGATAAGGTTGATTTAGCACTACTTGACCTGCTGCTGTTTCTACGGATATTTCACCACTAGAATTGCCATATTCATCAGGCAATAGAATGACCAATGATGCTCCTGTCTCTGGAGTTGTAGTGATTGTAAAATCGGTACCTCTTACAAAAACATCAGCACTAGGTGTTTGTATTCTAATTGCTTTTTTATTATTAAATTTACCTGTGACAAAACGAGCAGTACCACTAGCAAACCGCAAAGCCATTTGTGATTTTTTTGGGTTTGGGTCGTAGATGTATGAATTTATAACTAACTTGCTATGGTCCATAACTCTCACAACAGTATTATCTTCAAACCTTATGGCAACTCTACCTGCCTCTGTCTTTACGTTATCTAATTGCTGTATGGGAAAAGCTAATTCAGCACCATAGGCTTTATCTCTGTAAACCTGCGCGTTGCCTTTTAGTTCGCTGATACTACCTATATCAACAGCCTGTGCTTGTGCCTTGATCGTTTTGGATAACACAGACTGAGCTAGTAGTAGAACCAACACTAATAATCTTAAGCCAGTCATTGTCTTGCGTACTCTGTTGTTGAATATTAAAAGTTCTATTACTACCAGTATGGTCTAGCCAAAAGTAGCCACCTGCATAGCCATCGCCATTATAATTGACAGTATTATCTGAACCATCTATGTCCATATAATTAGTAGCACCATCAATATCTATAGCAGACGTGATGCTGTTACTTGACCCATTTATAATCCAATCTAAATCTAATGTAGAAGCTAGTGCAACAGTAGCTTGATTTAAAGTAAATACATTGCTGTTACCTGTCACGTCAACATTCACATTTGAACTGTCTGCTCCAAATGTGTTAGTTTTGTCTGTATTCATATTAAATGTATTGCTGTTACCATCAAATTCAAAGAAACCAGTATATGAGTCTGCGGTGATGTCACCTAAAAACTTGTTACTGTCTCCTATCTGATTTATGTCAAGAGTCATAGCAGTCCCATCTAAATCAAGACCAGTCATTGAACCTGCTGATGCGTCTATACCTCCAATTATGTTGCCTGAACCCAGTTGCTCTAAGTCCATATTAGAGTTTGACGAACCGCTGCTCTGATCAACAAAGATTTCATTGTCAGCACCCATCAATGGCATAGCTAACAGAAATGTGAGTAAAATTTTTTTCATTTGTACCTCCAAAAATTATTTTTAACTCCTTCTTCTATTGTCTGAAGCACTGCTGTTTCTATTGCAATCTGCAAAGCTATGCTCATTGGCTCATTCTTTACAGTACCACCTTCCAATTCTATCAGTTCTGTCTCATCAGAGATAAATCTAAATACATCATTATCTAGTGATGCTGAAAAAACTGTTTTTGTAACTAATGTTTCTATAAGCACACGACCTGTAGAAACAGAGACTGTTCTTAGGCTGATAGTTATTTGATCACGTCTAATTTTGCGTGACATACCAATACCTAAATACCTTGCACCTACCCCACCACTTTCTATGTTGGCTTCGTAAGATAAGACACCACCAGTCATTATCATGTCACCAAAAGTAAGAGGTAGAAGCTTATTTTTTTCTTCAAATGTTTCTCTAGTAGAGCGTATTAATTGTCGTTCTTTTGTTACCGCTTCTAGTGATACTCTTTCTACTACCTCAAAGAAACCATTTTTGTTTGTACCTGCGTGTTTTAATGCCCTTATAAGGTATGCGTGTGGTGCTTGTGTTACTGCTGTACTAAAAGTGGCATATTTTGAGTTTGATCTTCTTTGTCCTGTTTGATCTTTAAAGTCATTTGCATATACAGCAATAACTGGTTTTCTTTCAGGTTCATCTACATTTGCTAGTTCTGTATGCAGTACAACTGTATTTGCCTTTTCTACATACTCTACAGGTGGTAGATTATTTTGTAGAGGGTCAATCATTAAACTACAACTAGAAAGTAAAACCGCCAATAGGCACAATGACTTCTGTAACATTGCCATCCTCATCTGTTATGGTTACTCTAACTTCTTCTTCTGTTATCTCATATTCAATAGTATTGCCATCTAATTCCATTAGTCCTGCTTTACTTGTTTCTTCGCCGAATAATGATGCTTCTATTTGTCTAGCAAGGTTCGCATAGATACGACTGGTAAGATTGCGCATAAACCTAGCTTCTACAGTATTATTTTCTTCTCTCTCAATTTCATCTCTCAATGCTTCAATTTCTTCTTGTATTGATTTATTGCGGTTAAATTCTTGATTTTGTATTGTTAAATAATGGCTTGATGTACCCTGTCCATTAAAAGAAGGTGATTTAAAATCGTGTACCATTTCATCTGCTAAAGAACTTGTAGCAACAACCAATAAGATTATTACAATACCTGTTATTGCTAAGTATTTATCCCAATCAGTCATTAGTCTTTACGTTGATCATCCCTATCTGCTTTAGCTATTTTGTTACTGTCAATCAACTGTGGTACTCCTAAGATTGTCTTAATGAGCGTGTCTTGCCTAATGATCTCATTGTCCA